GGTTTTTTTTTGAGCAAGAGTGAAAAGTTAGATGAGGTTTACTCTAAGTATAAGTCTGTGACTAATATGGGCTATGCAGAATTAGAAGCGTGGTCTAAAACAGAATGTTCAAAGAAAGCATCTTTAGACAGAGCACCGATAGAAAGAAATTTAAGGTTGTTGTCTAAGAGCAAAGATGAGTGGACATCGAAGGACATAGAAGATGCTAATAGAACAATCAGCTTTGTAAGCAGAATGAAAGGAGCAGAACAAGGAGAACCAGCATCAGAAGGATGCCCTTCTAAAAGAGATATATCATTAAAGAACTGGGCTTACGACCCTTCAAAATAAAAACTATGGAACTTAAATCATTTGATGAAGCCTTTAAGGTTGTAGAAGATAATTTATCAGAGAAGCGAGTAAACAAGACTAACCCAAAAGGTATCAGTCATGCAAACAGCTTAATTTCAAGTGGCGACGTTACTAAGCCATCATCTTGGGAAAGACCATCTGTAGAAATGGAGAATGCTTACATCGAGGAGAATGGATGGGATGAGTTCTCTAAATGGTTTTTAGGTGTTGATACCGCTATGAACAAAGAAACTAAAGGACACTATGGCTACATATATACTTCTGATTTTAAAACAGTTGATAGGGAAGGATTACGAGCAATCAGACAAAGGTCAGCACAAAACGGACTAAAAGGTGTGTTTGCAGCAGCAGGAAAAATGATTGAAGCTATAGACGGAAAAGAATAATGGCTAAGATAGTTACTCCTTCTCAGCAGTTCGCTTTGCAGCAAAAGATTGCAAGGAAGTCAGTAAGAGAGTATCAGCCTAAAATATTGGCTGCTTTACAATCTGACTTTGACAAGGCTGCTCAGTTGGTTAAGGACTATGGAGTTCAGCAAACTATCAATAATCAGAATGCGTTGTTTGACGGCAAAGAGATTAATAATATTTTACGAACTTTGTACGAGACGACTGGCGGATATACTGCCATGACGTATGAAAAGATATTTGACAAGTTTAAAAAAGAAGAATCAGTAGATTTAGACCCTCTGAACATCATGGATGAATGGTTGGCTTTTATGTTGTCTTATTGGACAACCTATAGCGGAACTAAGATGTACGGAATTGAAAATACTACCAAGAATGAGATTACAAGGATATTGAACGGCTCTATTAGATACGGACAAGAAAACAACTTGAGTCTTAACGAGGTTAATTCACTTGCGATTAAAAACCTACAAGAAGGGAAAATTAACAACGCAAGGAGTCTGCTGATTGCAAGAACGGAATCACATCAAGCATTAAGTGCTGGGATGATGGGTGCAGTTAAATTTGTTAACATACCTTTGCTGAAGCAATGGGTGGCAGCAGATTATCCTGCTAAGAATAATAGGTACAGAAGTTGGCATCGAACATTGGATAGACAAACCAATCCAGATGCAGGAGGAGTAAGAATACCAATTAATCAGCCGTTCCTTGTGAATACGCCAGAAAGAGGAGTAATTGAGATGCAATACGCACATGATGCAAACGGAGGTGCAATGAATAATTGTAACTGTAGATGTTGTACTGTGTTTATTGCTTAAACAAAAATATATGAGTAATTTTTATAACAAGAAAGCAGTTAGTGGTGCACCAGTCGATATGGCTGATGACACAAGAACCATTGAGGTTTACTATTCTGCGTTTGGTAATGTAGATAGCGATGGCGATGTAATCATGCCAGGCTCATTTACAAAGTCTATTAAAGAGAATGGCCCACAAGCAAAGAATAGAATCTGGCACTTGTTCAACCACTCTACAGACAAACCAGTAGCTAAGCCAAAGGAATTGGTGGAAGATGCTTTTGGTTTAAAGGCAATCGTTAAGATGCCTAATACAACTTTAGGTAGAGATACTTATGAGTTGTATAAAGACGGTCATATCACAGAGCATAGCATTGGATTCCAGACTGTAAAGTCTCAAGCTAAATCTGGATATAACGAGATTCAAGAAATTAAATTGTTTGAAGGTTCCTCAGTTTTATGGGGTGCCAATTCTAATACGCCAACCGTTATGGTTAAGTCTGAAATCAAGTCAACTCTAATTGATGAGATAGCTAAAACTATCAAGTCATTGAGAAATGGTTTCTATACTGATGAAACTTTTGGTTTGTTAGAGTTAAAGCTCAAGCAATTACAACAATATCTCGCTGAGATGGAAGAAGATGAATCAGTCGCTTCAGAAGAACAACCGCCAGTAGATGCTCCAACTGAGTTGCAACCAGTAGGTGAATCAGAAGATGAGGCATTGGAAGATGAAGATGACCCGATGGTTTCCATTGAATTAGAGGTAAACAAATATTTACAATCATTTAAAATTTTCAACTAATGGTAGAAGAAATTAAAAGTGCATTCGAAGGCATCAAAACAGAAGTATCTGGAGCAATCGAAAATGCAAAAGCTGAAAGTGCAGTAGCAGTAGAAGGCTTAAAAACTGAATTAGAAGAATTAAAATCTCAAATCTCTGTAGTTAAAGATGCTGCAGACAAATTAGAGGCAAAAAGCAATCGTAAAACAATGAACGAAAATCAATTTAAAGGTTTCAATGCCACTTTAGGTGAGCAAATTGAAAAGAATGCGGACAACATCGCAAAATTAGGTCGTGGTGAAATGAAGAACACTTCTTTCATTATGGACACTAAAGCAGTAGGTAACATGACAGAAGCAGTTAACTTGACTGGAGATATTCCTCGTCAGTATGCTAACCAAGTTTATGGTTTACCTTCTCGTAAAATCCACGTTAGAAGTTTGTTACCTGTAGGTACAATCTCTCAAGGATTATTTACTTTCCCTCAAGAAACTGGTGGTGAAGGTGCTCCTGCTAACCAAACTCAAGGTAGTGCAAAAGCTCAAGTTGATTTCGATATCAGCATGGTTAATGCTCCTGCACAAGTTATCGCTGGTTACGTTAAAATCTCTCGCCAAATGTTAGATGACGTTCCTGCTATGACTTCTTTCTTACAATCTCGTTTGTTAGAGAAATACTTAGTAGCTGAAGATAGCCAATTATTATTCGGTTCTGGTTCTGGTGTTAACTTGCAAGGTATCACTGGTGTAGCTTCTGCTGCAACTGGTGCTGCAACTGTAGACGTTGAGCAATTAGTACAAGCTATTGCACAAGTTGAAAATAGCAACTACTCTGCAACTGGTATCTTAATCAATCCTTTAGATTGGGCTGCTATCGTAAACACTAAGAACACTAACTCTGCGTACTCTTTACCAGGTTCTACAGTGGTTACAACTGATGGTCAATTATCTATCGCTGGTATTCCTATCTTCAAGTCTACAGCAATGACTGTTGACAAGTTCTTAGTAGGAGACTGGTCAATGGGTGCTCAAATCATGCAACGTAATGGTATCTCTGTTCAATTCTTTGACCAAGATGGTAACAACGCTGTTGAGAACATGATTACAGTTCGTGTTGAGGCAAGAATCGCATTCCCTATCTACTACGCTGGTGCGTTTGTATATGGTGATTTCGGTAACGTAGCTTAATCTTAGATTAACTCAAATATAAAGGGGTGGCCAAAAGCTGCCCCTTTTTTATGTCTACTATATTTTAGTTATTTTTGTAAAAATAATGGTATATGCAGATTATAAGGGATGTCACAACCACAGTAGAGCCAGTTTCAGAACCAATAACATTGTCTGAAGCTAAGAACTATCTAAGGGTTGATTTTGATGATGATAACGACTTAATTAGCTCTTTGATAACTTCTGCAAGGGTTAGATTAGAGAAATATGCTGGTGTGGCTATGACAGCTCGTACTTTACAAGTTGTGGCTTATGTAGATGAGTTTATTGAACTACCATACGCACCACTTAATAATATCACTAAGGTAGAATATTGGAATAACGATAGCTGGATAGAAATGACAGTACCTCAGTACAATGTCTTAGGAATTACCTATAAGAAGATATACATGAACTCTTTTAGTCACATGGAGTTTAGATTTACTTATACTTGTGGTTATGCTACAACTCCTGCAGTTATGAAAACAGCCTTGTATAAGATACTTGCTGATTTATACGATTACAGAGAATCTTCTGTAGAGGATAGCAAACCAAATGCTAACATAGCATCTGCATACGAACTAATGAAGCCTTATAAACGAGTAAGCATAATATTATAATGATAAGTAGACTTAAAAATAGGATTACTTTCCAATCTAAGGTTTCAGAATCTGACGGTGCTGGTGGTCAAGTCTTAACTGATGTTGACTATTATACTTGTTGGGCTGAGATATTTAGGGAGAATCAAAACAAGACAAACATAGCTGGTAAGGATTCTATATCAGATAACATTGTTTTTAGGATAAGGGATGCCAATAGTATCTCTATTTCTAATGACCTTACTATTTTGTATGATAGCAATATCTACTTGATTAGCAGCGTTATAGATGAGTTTGATAACCACAACTATTTAAGAATCACTTGTTCTACCTTAAAGAGAGTTGGTACTTGGGATAGTATTACTGCTTTCTGGGAGAATATTAGTTCAACCTGGGAACTTACTTAATGTCATTTACTATAAATAAAACAGCAAGTGTTACTAACCTATCAAAAAGGTTAAAGGCGGCACCTCATGCAATTACTCAGCAAATACAGAAGATTATCAATGAGTCTGTATTAGCCATAGAAAGTACGGCAAGAGCAAGAGCACCACAAGGTAAAACTGGTAAATTAAAGGCTTCTATTTATAGCACTCCTTACACTTTAAATGGTGGAGCAAGAGTTGGCTCTGACGGAACTATGGGTAGAAGGTCTAATTATTCACCTTTTGTTGAATTTGGTACTGGTAATGAATTTCAAATTCCAGTGTATAGAAACCTAAGTATGAACAAACTTGAGGGCTATGCAAAGACGTTTCAACGGAGTAATGGAAATTTAGTAAATTTGCCCCATAGACCATTCTTATTTAACTCGGCTTCAGAAGAACTATATAAAATGGTTACTAAAATTAAAAAAATTAAAATATAATGGCTACTCTTCAAGGTAAAGCGGTAAAAAATACATATAGACAAGTATTACAGATTGGTGCTAATAATGTTGGGGTAAGTGCTAGTTTACAACCAGTTCAAGATGGTGCTGGAGTAAATACTGCCTTATCTCTTTCTACCATAGCTGCAACTGTCAATGGTGATTTAACTATTACTGGCGACTTGATTATTACTGGTGGTGGAATACAGATTAAAGACCTTATAGATGATACTGTAGCAGCATTGATTCAAAATGGTACTGGAATTACATGGACTTATAATGATGCTGCTGCAACCTTAACTGGTAACTTTACTGGAACTACAAGCGTTGTACCAGAAGGTAGTAACTTATATTATACTCAAGGTAGATTTGATTCAGCTTTCGCTGCTAAGAGCACAACGAACTTGGCAGAAGGAACGAATCTTTATTTTACAGAAGCAAGAGGTAATGCAAACTTTGCAACCAACCTTGCCGCAAGTGATACTGATGATTTAGATGAAGGCGTTACAAACCTTTATTTTTCTAATTCAAGAGCAAGACTTGCTTTATCTGTAACTGCAGGAACTGGTATTTCTTACAATAACACAACTGGTGTATTTAACTTAGCTGCTATTCCTAACGCAAGTTTAACAAATAGCTCAATTACTATAAATAGCCAATCGGTTGCTTTAGGTGGTTCAGTTACCTTGACTACAACAAACATTGCAGAAGGAACTAACTTATATTGGACAAACGCAAGATTTGATTCAAGATTTGGAACTAAAACTACAACTGATTTAGCAGAGGGAACTAACCTTTACTATACTCAAGCAAGATTTAATACTGCCTTTGCTGCAAAGACTACTACAGACTTAGCAGAAGGCACAAACTTATACTATACTGATGCTCGTTCAAGACTTGCATTATCATCATCTGCAACTGGATTATCTTATGCTAACAATAGTGGGGTATTTAGCTTAACTGCTGGTTATGCGATTCCTACAACAGTTAAATTAGGTGAATACGATATAGCTTACAATCGTTCTATCGTATCTGCTGCAGTAACTGGTACATCAACAAAGACTTTAAGCCTAACTCAACAAGATGCTAACGTAATAACAGCAACTTGGACTGACCAAGGTATAACAACAATAAACGGAACTGCTAATCAAATTGCAGCTACAACTGTAGGTAATACTACAACACTTGCATTTACTAATGACGTTACAATGCCAAACAACTTAGTTGTAAGTGGTAATTTAACTATCAATGGTACTGCAACTTATGTAAACACAGAATCAATATCTTCTAAAGACCCATTGTTTGAGGTAGCTAATACCAACAATACAACAGATGCG